TATTATTTAAATTACCTACTGATTGTAATCTACTTGTATCAACTGCTTTTAGTCGATTTTTTGATATCCGTCTTACAACTACTTGTGTTGCAAAGAGTCTTGATAATCTTGATCTTAATGATGTATTTGCCATATCTTTTCGTTTTATATAAATATTAGAGTAACCAATTTAAATCCTCATTTTCTGCATCTCCGTTCTTCCATTTCCAATCTACATGAGGTTCTTGTGTATTTGTATAGATTCCTTTAGATTTAACTACACCACTTAGTGCCTTTCTATTTAAATCCATTCCTTGTTGTTGTAACCTTAAAGCTGTATCCCGCATCCATAATCCTGTTGCAAATGACATGGTTAAATCATCGTTATATCCTCGAGCCGCTTCTGCTCTATGTCCTAACCATATGAAAGTAAATAATTCATCTACTAGCCGCTTACTATGTATTATAGGTGTCTTATCTCTAAAATACGTTTCTAGTTTTGATATTACTAATGGTCTGGTTCTTGAAGTCATTGAAAAACCAGGAACCTTTTGTGACTTTGCTTTTAAATCGTAATTTTTCTTTAAATGTATCTCATCATCTACATATCCATCTTGTTTATATGAATAATATAAATTAGTATATCCTTTATCTAATGCTACTTGTATTGATGCCCAACCTATGTTAGCATTCTCTACAACGAGTAAGGCATTGTTATATTCAGTAGCAACTGCTACTAACATATTACCATATTCAGTTGTTCCTATTTTACCTTTATATTCTGCAACTTGTATACATTGTTCTGTATCAAATACATGGAATGCCGAGTAATCTGTTGAATCACCTCTGGCAACATCTGCTACTACCATATAATTTTTAGAATAATTTGGATATTCCCAAATCCAATAATTACTATCATATCCCCGCCGTTCTATAGGATCTTTTACATAAGTTTCTTTATACCATTGTAACACCTCACCATCTACTACAGTGTGACCAGATGAAATAAAATCACAATCACATTCCTGTGCTGCCATCTTCTCACCTAATAATGCAGTTTGTTTATCTCGCCATACTTCATCTCTATCAGGATGTACTGTCCAATGTAATTTTATTGAATTAAATTCTCCTCCTGCTTCAGCATCTACCCATTGTTTATGAAACCAATTACCAACACCATTAGGAGTTGAAAGAGCAATACAATCACCACCAGTAGCTAATGTTTGTTGAGCAGCGGTCCATATATCATCTATCTTATCAATAAATGCTGCTTCATCAAATATTAATAATGATAAGGCTTCCGATCTACCAGCATCACCTTTAGATGAAATTGCTTTAATCTGAGAACCATTTGCGTATTTTAATGAAAGTTTATTATCTTCAATTGTTTTACCTTTTAACCAGCCTGGTAAATTTTCGTTCATAACTCTAACTTTAGTAACTAAGTTTTTTGCTACATCTTGTTTTGTCGCGATCACTAAACAATTAAAGTCAGATTTAAAAATCATCTTCCATAAGGCATATCCTGCCGTAAGTGTAGAAATTCCTAACTGTCTAGATTTAAGTATAATATTATATCGGTTTCCTTTTAATTCTGTTAGAGCAGTTTCTTGGAACGGAAATAGATTAAAGTATATCTTTCCTTTTGTGGGATGTTGTATAATACAATATTTGCGCATGAAATGAATTGGATCATTTGCACATTTAATATATTCTTCTTTGATTATCTCTTTAAGGGATTTCTTCTGCATAGTATTATAATATAAAGAATTTTATTGAAAAAACCTAATTTATTTCTTAGTTTTTTCTATACTTCTACCACCAAAATATGCACCAATAGTTGTCATTAAAACTAACTGTAATAAGTCGGTCCATTTTTCTTCCACATTAAATGCAACTGCACCTGCATCAATGAATATCATTAAAACTGTACAGACAACTAAAAAGACTAATACTAATGGTCTAACATTTTTTGATAACCAAGAATCAGATTTCATATCTGCTGTCCATCTATCAGTTATGTTAGCTTCCATTTTAGCTTCATGGTTAGCTATAAGTTCTTGTATTTTTCTTTCTGCTTCTAACTTTTCTTCTTTTGAAGTTGTTAAATTATCAAGAACGCCACCTACACCCTTTACAAGTTCGGCTGCTCCTCCTGAAAATAAATTTGTTAATATACTCATAACGTTTCTCTTTTATACTATTGCGTCTGCACCTTTAACTAAAAATGATACTATTTCTTTTGATTTAACTGCATTTAATGCAGCTTTTAATGTTGCACTTGACATATTACCTTGAGTTACATAACTTGACATGCTAACTCCACCTGCTATTAATAAAATAGCAACTACTGTATGATGAATTATGTTTGCAAATTTCTTTGCTTTTGCTGGATCTGTCACTCCAGCCTTTTTAATTACATATTCGAATGCACCTGTTATTTTATGATGATACTTATCGCCTAATGAAATTAATTTATCTCCTGATAAAGATTTAAGGCCTGGAATCTTTTTTAATAAGTTTACAAATTTTCCTATTAATTTAATTATCTCCGGCGCTGATAATGCTATACCTGCTAACGTTAACCCAATTGCTTCCGTTTCAGTTGATTCTAAATCAGTACGCTTAATTTCTTTTTCAAAATCATCTAATGCATCTCCTACGTCAGCTGCGCCATCATCATTAGTTGTTGGTGTACTACCAAAAACATCTGCCTCTGCAAGACTTTCTCTGATAATCTTACGTATACATGCTCTTAACTCTGATTCAGTGTTAATCATTTGGTCCTTTTAAAGTATTAATTATTTGCTTTTTCATTTTTTTATAATCTTTATCAATCCTTTTAAGCCATTCGGTACGGTCTATCTCTCCCACTCTACCATCTGCATTTTCCCAAACAATATCCTTTAAAGTTGATTTTAGTATTGCAACTTCTTTATCAGCATCTTTAAACCAACCAGATGCATTTGATAACATCTTTTTACTAGAATACTTTGTCCATTTATCTTTATCAGATCGTATTAATGTTTCTTCCTTGACAATACAATCAAAACATTTACCAATTTTAAAATACATCTTCTTATTAAGATGTTTTTCCGATCCATGCATATTTTGTTTACAGCTAGGACAATCATCAGGTAATGTTAATGCATTTGTTATTTTATCTAGAATACTATTAACAGGTCGTTTTACTCGAAACCCATCTTTTTGTTCCCATTTAAATTCTATACCGTTTGCATTCTTTTCAATCCAAGTTTCTCCAACCGTGCGCCTAATATTAGTCTTTCCGGAATTAGATAAACTAATACTTGTTTTAGTTTGCAATTTATGAGTACCATCTAATAACTGTTTAACTGCTTTTGTGTTTTGTAACTTATTACTCATATTAATTTGCTTTTCGAATTTTTTTAATTAGAAGTCCAATATTACCTTTAAGATTTAATTTTTTAACTAAATCAGCAACAAATTCAGCTTGTTGTGTTGCTGGCTTTGATTGAAGTGCTTTTTGTAGCATTTTCATTGCTTGAGTTTTATCAACTCTGGCCATTCTAGTATTTAATGCAGCGCTTACCTTTTCATTTAATGCTGTACGGATTTCATTACGTATAATACTTCTTAATTCTTGTTCTTTCATTGTTGTCCCTATTTTAATATAAATATGCTATTTATCTCCAAGTCCGCCTATTCCTAACAACTGATTGATTGGAGCAAATAAACCAGTTAATTTGTATGTCTTTCCTTTGTATACGAATACAATGCCTTCTGTTGGTACTAATTTTTCAAAACCACCAAGGTCTTCTATCCGCTTTAATTCTGTTTTTAATTTTGCAAGTGACGCTAGATCCTTAGATTTCTGAATGACTTTGATTTTTGCAGCTATTCTTCTTTTCATATCTTTTATTGCATCTGTCGGAACAACTGATAGATAATCTGATATATTATGTAGTATTTCAACTCCTAATTCTAAAAATATTCTTTCAAAGTTATATACATTATGCTTGTTTTGACTTTTAAAATCCTGTTTATCAAAGTCTTTAGCAATTTGTAATATTTCTGGATCTGGTATGTTTTTACTATTTAATCTAAATGATTTATCAAAATATGCCCACCTTTTTAA